GCGCTTTTCTCCACTTAAGAGGGTTTAGAATCCCATCCACCGACGATACAAAGAAAAGGTCGGAAACTAGTTGAATTAAAACAAACAACTAGAGATCTAGTTCCTAACTTAGTCACCTACTTAGGTGAGGTTTTGAGCCGTCCGAAGGATTTCCCAAGGACCTAAGTCAAGCCACTGTGTAACTACGCCCTTCGTCAGCCGTAACTTTAAAGGCCCTGCGGGAACTCGGTTTTCACCGAGGTCCTCGGAATCCTCTTTGTCAAGCCGGCGAATCGCTTCGAGCATAGATGGCTTATTCCAGGGCCAAAAATCGAATTTTGGCCCTAACTTCGACAACCGCCAGAGAGAGGCTAGTAAATAGCCGTTCCGCTCTTCCTGGTACGTTTCACGTACCTCTGCTAGCGAGGAAACACTCCAGCCTTCCCATTGAAGGGTCCGCTGATTGTTCCTTACTACCTTGGGGGTAGCCTCATCCAAGCAACTGATGAAACCACTATCACCGAGGTGGTCGGGAATCCTTAAGCGTAAAGCTAAAGGAACCGATTGCACCAGTGATTCAAATGAAGCACGAAGCCGCAGATCACAGGACTGACTACTGTTCCTGCGATGTGCTAAGCGCCGTACAGCATTTGCCAAGCGATAAACCGACAGAATGGAGTTGAGCTTACCTTTAAGGTAAAGGGGCTTAACGTCGATGCCACGAACGTAATGGGCTCCGCAGCTTTCACGGAAAGTTGAGTCGTAGTGACTCTTCTTTGTATTTACCGTGAAGCCATAAAAGCCCAGCATCCGTTGGAATAACGCGAATACTGACGTCGGTAAAATGACGTCGTCACCATACACGCTAACGAGAAACATGTCAGCGTGTTGGTACTCTACACAACATAGAGCAATTGCATAGAAAATGAGTGACTCAAGCTGAAACGTGAAGCCGTTCCCCATACTGGAGAACTTCTCCCACCTCAGCCACTCACCATTCACGTTGCCATAGTGAGAGCGACAGCTATCCAAAATCGAGAACCAGTCGTACGGTAACAGCTCTTGTACGACCGATTTCGAGATCGAATCTGAAGCACTGGACATGTCCACAGTTGCCACGCACTGGTCAATAGAACCCAGGCGGGCTAACTTTTGGTTCACGCTTTGATGCTTCAGGTCAACACCCACCCTTGATAAACGCGATTTAATGATCTTGCCGAGGCTTTTCTGGAACCATAAATTCAGTCCCGGTTCAACGGCAATAACACGATCAATTGTCGCATCTTTAGGCACAGTAATAACCTTATTCCCAATCTGTAAAGTCGGAAAACCTATCGACTCCAGATGCTCACCCCACCGAGGATATATTTCCCTCAGAAAGGCTAATGGAAACAGGTCAAAAAGATCACGCGTAATTCCAGTTTCTTTCTGGAATTTAATTGGTATACTGGCATCAAGACGCTTTACGAGCGTCGTAGCACCAGGACCCCAATCCGGCCACCGATCAAACTCTTCCGGAACGAAATCCCCGAGTATCCACGCTATTTTTCGCGTGATTGCATGATGCAGCCACACGACATCACCCGTATATTGTGGGTGATGTGCGAGGTCTCGGAAAAGCCCGTTTGTTTGCTTACACTGAGATTCATATTTCATGAACTTCTCAACAGCCCTTTTCTCCTTATCGTAAGCAAGAGTTAAATCCTTGTATTTCGACAGGAATTTAGTAGCTGCGTAAGCGTCTCGAAGATCACCGATACTTTGGTAATTCTTCGGCTGAAATTCCAAATTCGCCAACTGCTCATGCTCCCCACTTTCGTAAAGGAGCCAAACAGTCAGCGAACGAGGACAGCTTAAAGACGAGAGGAATGATCGAATAGCACTATGAGTTGTCTCACTGGCCACGCGGTACTTGATGGCTCCTTTTAGGAAACCACCACTACGCTTCTCGGAAGTCATAGTTTCTCCTGGATGTCGTCGTTAGTCGGCTAGTAAACGCGTTCTAACGTACGGACCATTGCAATCAGTGGCGACCCCGTCGAATCCGAAGGGGCCGCATCCAATGCCGTGATCGTCGTAGCAAACAACGATTGCATGGTATCAAGTAGAAGCTTGCGCTCCCACTCAGCACCACGTTCGTGTAGTACGAACTCCATTGTCACGAAGTTCTCGTACGCCCGGGCTGCAGCAGGGGTATAACCCAGCTGATTAGTTCCGGATACGCTTTCGAGAGTCGGGACGGAGATTTTACACATCACCCTACTCACGCGGCTTTGCTTATTAGGCGGCCGCATGGACAGGGTAATGGAAGGGTAGCCGACGGCAATTCCGCCGCTACGATCTACCCACCGCGCGACACCTGGCGAGATAAACCCATCAGGGTCAAACGTTTTGCTGACGCCAACAGCCGCGTCCAAAGTCACGATAGTCGGAGCTAAAACTTCCGTACCAGTAGTGAATTTGGCTAAGGTCGAAGCGCCCGCAGTCTTAATGGAGGCAATAGCACCCATTTAGTACTCCTAAAGGAAATACATTAAGTCAACGTCTTTTCACCGGCGCCAAGCCGGTCCACCCTGGCCTACAGTCCGTAGCAGAGCTATCGCGTTGGCGGCATGTGTCGCGCTCCCAAAGGGGTTCTTAAGTTGAGGGATCTTCATACTCGGAAAATTCCCTAAGGGAATCCGGTCGAAGAGAACCCTCTCGTTTTCGAACAACCCAGCGAGAGTGACAATTGTGCCATCAGGCGGACTATGCGGAGGATCAAGTAAGCCTTGGTCGTTGACTGAAATAATCGTACGTTGCTTGGTAAAGCGGCTTTCATAGCCGCCACTGAATTCCAGGCCGTCCCAAGCACTTAAACTTTCTAAGTATTGGCCGACCGGAAGAACCCAGTCAAACAAGAAACTGTACGGTAAAACCTCCCAGAAAAGATTAACGGGATTTGTGAACCCGGTCTGAGCGAGGAACGCTTTCAACGCATTATTCACTTTGTATCGGAGACAAAATTGGATCGTTGTCGTCTTAAAAATCTGACGATTACCAACTACCCTAACTCCGCTGTAGAGCGGTTCAACGTTTACTAACTGTTTTCGCTTAGAAGTGCGAACGGACAGTAAGCTATCATTTGCTAAGTGGTACCTAGCTAGCGATTCCATAAACCCTATAATGTCTTGAAGGAGTGGCTTCCAACCATACTGAAGCTCCAGCAAATTCTTGCTGAAACTCCTGCTGTCTGAAGGCTTATTCCTGTAGGGACGAGGATTGTTTGGAAACCATGCATTGCTTATTGCACTGGCATAATCTCTACGCCGGAGAGCAAGAAGACTACCATAAATGCGTTTGACCGTTAGTTCGATCATCTTCACCGTTTGGTTGAATTGCACGAGATCTTGAGCCAGATTATTAATACTCTGACCCGCCTTCTCTGCAAGTTTTGCAATGGTTGCATTGCGATCGGCCAAGTTATGGCCAACTGCAGGTACTGTTGCCGAACCAGCATTAAAATACGACTGGTATACGTCACCCAGCAAGTCGAGATAATAACGGGAGTTGTAAGGATCGGACTTGTCGTCCATAGTCCAAACTATTCCGCTATCTTTTGTCTCGCTGATGTAGACGTGACATGGATTATCGGGTAACTCACGCCGCCTTTTCTTTTTAAACCAGTCCGTCGTGTTCTGACTGATGATTTCCCTATAGTGTCCAACATAACTGCGATCTGTGTAAGTTTTACTCAGACCCGTCTGGTGGAACTTTTGGAAATATACATCTGTCTGTTCAGGATTAGGCCTGGAGGCATGCGTACTACGAGGCACCCTTCTCCACGGTTTCCGTTCTTTCTTGATCTTCGCAACTTTGCGCTGAATTTTTGAATCAAGCGCCCGGAGGTTCGAGAGTAAGGCTTCACGAGTTCCTGGATTACTCCAAGTAACGATTGACCCTTGTCTCAAATACACCAGTGATCGTGGGAAGAACACATATCTCACTTCAATTGTTAACGTGTAGGGTCGATTTTGAGGGCGGTCAACGAAAGTTAACCCTGCTCCAATGATCTCCCATGAGGAGACCCATTGAGTATGGGCAACTATATGTTGATACCCATCAACCACAACAACACGGAACTTTATCTGTTCAAAGTGTGTTACCACGACTCCTAGTGATACGGCGTTCAGAATCACCGTCCGTCTCATAGTCACATCAGTCGGGATAGGGAATGGGAAAATCGAATCCATTCTTAACTCCTTTCTTAATGACCTCTGAATCTCTTTTCGCTCTCGCAGCGACAGATGGCTCATTGCAAGCACAACTGTTTACACCGCTACAAAGAACGAGCTTAGCTATGCTAAGCCCCCTTGCTTGTAACCGTTCAGCGACAACGCTGACGAGGACCCCCACACAAAGAATTACAAGACTGATAACTACGATCTTCCGTGCGGAAGGCAACCGACGCTTGGGGCGATGTAGCCCAAGGAGGTCAGTCGCCATACTCCGCCTACGGGATTTCAATAGATTCAGTCTAGACTTCATGTGGTAGGGTCTCCGGTTATTACTAAATCAAGTTCGTATCATCCTCACGGATGGCGAGCTTGATCAAGTTGATACTGGCGCGGCGTTTCTTGAACGCCAAGACAGTAACAAGCGGGTGTGGACTCCCGAGTTATTCTCGGGAACCCAAAACTTCCGGCATTTGCC